TCACAAGAAGATTTGTTAATTAGATTTTCTGAACAAGAGAATATAAATATTTATACAATTGAAGCTACTAACACAGCTGGTTCTCAAAGACTTCAAGATGGAACTAAAATTATGGGAGCTATTTCTGCTAAAGAAAACATTCTAGTGTGGACTGATAATGCTTTATATACTATGAAATTTGTAGGTGCTCCATTTACATTTGGATTTGAACAAGTAGGAACTAACTGTGGATTGATTGGACAAAACGCAGCTATTGAAATTGATGGTGTTGCTTATTGGATGTCTAACAATGGTTTCTTTTCTTTTGATGGTACTGTTAATACTTTACCATGTTCAGTTGAAGATTATGTTTATGATGATGCTGATACAACTAAAGGACAACAAGTATGCGCAGGGATTAATAATCTATTTACCGAAGTTACGTGGTGGTACCCAACAGCAGGATCAGATTTTAATAATAGATATGTAGTTTATAATTATGGTCTAACAAATGAACAAGTTCCTATGGGTAATTGGTATACAGGAACTAATACTAATTCAATTAGAACAACTTGGATTGATTCATTAGTTTATCCTAAACCTTATGCAACGGCTTTTGATAGTAGTGGTACAGGTACATTCCCAGTTATTGGTGGTGAAACTGGCTTAGGTAAAACTGTATTTTTTGAACATGAGATAGGAACCGATCAAGTTAATCCTGATGGATCTACTACAGCTCTAACTTCTTTTGTAGAATCTTTTGATTTTGCGTTACAAACTGATCAAGGTATTGGAGAATACTTTTTATCTATGGGTAGATTTTTACCTAACTTTAAAAACTTAATAGG